CCCGACTTCTCCAATTACTTAATTCTGAGATTTCAGAATTGATCTGCTCTAACCTTTCAACAACAGTATTGTTTAATACAGTCTGACTTTCTATATAGGCATCTAACCTTTCCATATAAACAGCAAGATTTACTTCAGTAGAAGTTACACTACTCATTATAAATTATACCCCAGTTATAAATTTATCAAACAGACCTAAATGTTTCTCTGTAACCCTACCTTGTTCACTTAGTTTATTTAGTTCTGTGCTAACAATTTCTGAGGCCTTTGCACCTATCTCAATATCCTTATTTGCATTGTTCTTATCCCACGTATAAGTGCCGTCTCCATCTTTCTGCAAGTTCCAATCCTTGTGCTCTTTCTCTGAAAATGAGAGATTTGCTCTCAGATCATGTATTATTCTAATTGTATCTAGATCCCCATGTTCAGGTAATAACATTAATAATAACAATCTATCTCTTATCTCTAGTTCCATACTTTACTACCCCATAGTAGTAGCCATAAAGTTTAATTATGAATTTTCCTGCTGTATAGGTATCATTAGTAGCTCCACCTGAAGCAGCTAAATACAAGTAACCATCTGCTGGAGGAACAACTGTTAACCCTTTAGGTGCCAAAAGGTTTGTCCAATCAGCAGCAGTAGCTAAACATGCTGTTTCCGTTAATGCAGTAATAAGAGCTTCCTCAGTACCAGTAGCTACTGTAGCTGTGAAAAGGTCAATGTCGGGTTCTCCACCAGCCGGTGTTTCCAAACATTGCATATACCCTGCAAGAATAGTACCATTTATAGCTGCTGTAATTTGTCCATAATGACAATTTGCAGTAGCAGCTTTACCAATAATATCACCATCAGCATCACCAGAGTTTAATCCAGTTAGGTCTAAAGCTATAGTTGTCTCAATAATATTACCTACTGTAACCACGCTGTGTTTTGTTATAGCGTTAGCTACTGCACTAATACCAGTTCCAACAGTCATTGGCTGTTGTTGCTAAGGAAGTGGCACCAGCGATTGAGACAGTACCAGAGACTTCAGTAGCAGCGGATGTCACATTCAGGGAATCTCCATCCCATGCAAGTGTGGCATCAGAGTCTGACCCAAAAATAACAGTTTCGTCATCAGCGTAATAGTTCCAATCGTAGCCCATTGCTGATCGAGCTAATACCCTAGTGTCACCAGTTACATCGGTCATTGCAAAAGTGTGTTTCGCCATTTCATTCCTCCAAGTTAGTGAATGACATACTGTTCACATCATCTTGAACACTACGATTTGTACGCCACATGGCTTGCTTTATTGATTTCTTTAAAGCCAATGTTGCAGGAGTTTCAGATAATGAAGCTTCTAGTAGATTCATCACTTCTCCAATCATCCTCTTTGTCTGAATGTCCAGACTTTGCAACACACCATTAACATATACACTCTGCATTGTTCACCATTACATAACATTACATTCGACTATTTATTATTTGTGGGGGTGCAGATTACTCCACACCCCCACGATTCCTAGATTAGGAATTTAGGTCTGCGATTTTTGCCTGAACAAATATGTTCTTGCATCGGAGTTCAGCCATCGTGTAAAGCAATCCACGAACCACTAGAGCATTAGCTGCAAAGTAGTCACGGTTCTCAACATACTGAGTAGGTTGAGCTACTGCCATTTCAAGATAGTCTGTGTCCAGTACATAAACATTACTGCCCAGAACTGCGTCAGCAGTGCTGACAGACTTAGGAGTATCCGCATCTGGAAGAATTGGAATACCCTGATAAGTCGCAAGGACTAGACCTGTGCGAGTACCGGGATAAGTCCTTTCGGAACCTACACCAACTTGGTACTCCTCCTGACCAAGATATCGCTGCTGAGAATTCAACAGTCGCTCAAGGTTGAAGTACTGATCATGCCCAAGAAGAATCAGTTTTGGCTCTCCACCATTTTCTCTGATCTTCTGTATAGCGGTATCTATAAGGTTGAGACTCAAAGCTCGACCTGTACCACTGTTGTAACTAACTGAGGCACCTGCATTCCAACCACCAGCAGTTCGTCCTGCTTGGGTTAGATCGTAAGCCCTAACGTTTGCTCCACCGGAAACACCACCAACAACTGCTGCATCTTCGGCAACAATGTCATCAATGGAAGTCATGCCAGCCCTACTGTAAATGTACGCCAAGTCGCCATCAGCAAACGTAGTGCCACTAGCAACTGTAACTACACCAGTACTAGTGTTTACTGCGGAAACAACAGAACCAGAAGTCCTATCGAATCCTGTGGCAGAAGTATCCCTCTGACCTACAGCGTCACCAATCTTGAAGTGTTTAGCAATTGCTGCTGGGACTGTGAATGTGGTAGTTGCCCCTGCTGACGTAAGGTAAGCAGATCCTGCGAGTAGCTCTTCATTGATCTCTTTGATGTGATCCAGTTGAGCGTTCTCATTTTCCAGTGCCAGTACATCCCCAACACCACCTTCTAGCTGGGCAGTGAAGACTGACTTCACGCTTGCACCGAAAGTCGTTGAAATGATTCTAGGCAAGCTAGATACCGTCTCAATGTTGGAGACATCGACAGTTGGAAGACTGCCTGTCTCTGTTACTGGACGGCTCCTTGACGAACCTCTGTCCGTCCTAACACGCCAACCAGCAGTGTTTCCCCAGACTACTCTGGGAATTGCATTGAAGAACCTAGTCTGGTTGTTTAGTGCTTGCCAGACCTTTCTACCATAAGTTGTATTAAAGATACCTGTAGCCGTATCGACAGTGAAGTATGTCTGCTTCTGTAAGTATTCTGGACCGAACACGGAGTTATACAGACCACGCTGCGATTGGGCTAGATATTCTGATAGTGATGGATTAGCCATTACTCAGAAACCTCCTAAAAATTTATCCTATTAGCTCACGAGGAAGACCATCAGTCTGCCCCATTTCTATCTTATACTGAAGATCACGTAGTTGACCATAGCTAAGATCAGCAAGCTGATCCACTACATCCACATTGTTGGACTTGATGATTGGAGTTGAATCAACACCCAAACCACTTGTCAACTTCGGAGCTTGCAATCCGGTTTCCTCACGGAAGCCCATCTTGCGGAGCCTGTTTTCAGACTCAGATTGAATTGCCTTCTGCATTCCAGCTTCGGTAGCTTCAAGCTGTTTCTTCATAGCTTGAATCTGTTTTCGCATAGCCTTCATTTCAGAAGGTTCCTCTTCTTCCTCTTCATCATCCCAGCCTTTCTCTTCTACAGGAAGTTCAGCTACTTCATCTTCTTCTTCTTCTTCGTAGCCTTCCTTACGCATACCCTTATAGGCTTTCTGCGTCTCTTCCTCGTCTTCTTCCTCTTCAAAACCACCCTGCTTTCTTACACGCATAGCTTGAATGGTATTTTGCTGGTCACCAATAGCTGTAGTAGGACTTGATCCGCTTTCACTATCATCAGCATTCTGAGGAGTGCCACCGGTTGTTTTAGCCTTACGCTCTTTACCACTAACTTCAAGCCCTTGGTAATCTTCTTTGATAACCGAAAGCACCTCGTTAGCAATGGACTTAACCAAATCAGCCCTAGCAGAAGCCTGAGCATTTGCTTGAGCCGAATGTTGTGCCTGTTCATCTTCCTTAGTCAGGCGAAAGTCCATCTTTTGCAAGACTTCTGCAACAGCAGCAAGGGCTAAATTTGTACCCTCCATCTGTTTCTCAATCCGTTCCGTTATGTCTGCCATACCAAAACCCTCCTAAATAGGTTATTACTCTATCTCTGAGGGGTTGGTCTAAGCCACCTCCGACCCCCTAAAACAGAACTAAATATAACGTTAAATATAACGTTATATTATTATACGCATAAGTCTAAAAAA